GCGTTCGATTTCGTTGCAACAGGCTTTGTGGGTTCGTCCTTACGTTCAAACCGTGCTTCCAATTTTCCAATTTCTCTTAATGCGGCTGTTACGGACTTCTTGGACAATGCTTCAGCAACTTCGGGATTTTCAGCAAGGTGATATAGGATTCTTGGTCCAACATCACTCTCAATGATTGCATCCCTTACTTGGTCACTTACCGTCAATTCTGAGGATGAAATTACATCTTCATAATCAGGTATCTCAGCTTTAGCTTCTGCTTGTCGCTTTTGCCATGCTTCAATTACTGTTGCACGTTCAGCGGCAATCTTTGCCTCTGCTTCAGACCGTTTCATTTGCTTCACAGCATTTTCAGCAGACCATTCACTAAGCGCTTTTGCGTATTCAAATGCATCGGCAAATTGTGATGGTTGAGGCTCTGCGTCTGTGTCAAAAGTCTGTGTGGGACTATTGGCTTTTTTCAGTTCCTCAATCTGCTTCTCAAGATCACTAGCCCTTTGACGCTCACGTTCAGCTTCCTGACGTGCCATATCTCTGGCTTTAGTTACCTCATCGAACCGCATTTTGACTTTGGGGTTGGGCTTTCCATCCTCTGTCGTTTTAGGCTCATCATCTGCCTTTGGTTCACTCGCCTGATTTGTGTCTACTGGCTCTGTTGGAGTATTCTCGACAACAGCCTCAGTAGGCGCTTCAGTTGCTAAACCAAGTTTATTGGCATAAAACTCACCTGAATTTTCGCTGGTGATTACATTACTTGCTTCTCTATCAGCCATGATTTCTCAAGCTCCGATTTTGTGCTGGTGTGCCTCACCAGTAAGGTTTAGGGCAATATAACCCGAAATTACTCAAGCGTCAAGCGTTTTGAGGTTGATTTGCCTCAACATCTCTGTTTGCTTTTTCTTCATTTTTTGCTTGTTGTTCGTTTTCCATTTTGAGTTTTTGCTCCAAACGCCTTGTATCCATGTGATGTAACAACAAATCTGTGAATGCTTCAATCTCAATTTTGTTCTGAGCTGTGGTTGCACGGGTGTTTTGATCGTCAACTTTGACTTGCGCCATTGTTTGTACTTCATGCGCTTTGTTAGTTTGACGCATCAATTCTCTACTGGTTTCAGCCTGTTCTTGCATTTGCTTGACGCTTAAACCGTATTTCAGGTTCATTTGCATAGCTTGAAGTTGTTGTTGTAGCTGTTGAATTGTCTGCTGACTTTGCGCCAGTTGCATTTGTACTTGAGGCGGCACGTTAGACTTGTCGTCAATCTGAGCCAATGGATTTGCGGCGGCAAGACGGTCTGCGATGATGTCAGACCCAGGAAAATCCATGTTGCGGAACAACAAATCACCAGCAGTTTGAAGCAATGCGGGGTCAGCCGTAAAAAGACCCATCATCATTTCCGCACCTTCCTGGCGTTTAGAGTTGAACCCTGGACCAGTATCCATCACAACGTCATATTCACCCACGGTGACATCGTTTAGCACTTTATCGATGCCATTTTCGTCCTGACCTTTTTGATTTACCGTTACCAAATCAGGTTTACCGTCTTCACCGATAATACGTACAACACGCTCTTTGTCGTAGATTTTGGGTATCAAATCCAATATTACCTTACCCGTCCAGCGCAATGACCTTGTAAAATTGTCGTAATAATGGAAATTTGTCATGTCGATCTGCTGTTGCTGACCTTGTAACGCTTTTCCTGAAATGTTGCCTGTTGGTAGTTGATTTGGGTCAAATACGCCCAAAACATTCTTCAGATCATTGTTAATGACCTCCATCGCACCCATTACGCCCGTTGGTGGTGGCTCTGGTTGCTGACGAATTGGAGGGGGCGCAGGCATCCCGTCAATGTCTTTTTGCTTGTAACGCAATATTGGATACGCCTTGATATTGGCGTTTGCCCATTCTTCTGTGTGCCCTTCGTCTTGTCCTTCAGCAAGTAACCATTTTGCTTTAGGTGCGAGTGCTACTGATTCTGTTAGCGCAGTAGTCCAAAAGTTGTACATGCGCTGGGGGTCTTTAGCCATTCTGACTAGCCCGTACTTTTTGCGCTTGTTCTCAACTATCAGCTGTTGACCACACACAGGAATGATTGGGATGTATTTACCAGCCCAAACGCCTTCCTCAAGTATTTGCATACCCGTTAGCTTGCACCAATGAATTGTTTTGCGTAATGTTTCTCTTGAATCGACAACATAAGGCTTTAATTCTTTAGGTAATTTGTCTTCATAAAACTTTTGTCCATCAGCTAACAGTAGCAATTTGACTTGTTCCCGTTTTGTGTAGAAATATTCAGCAATCCGAATATCTTCACGCATCACCCAATCAGGATTTGAATCACCCGTGCCCCTAGTGTTGAATCCAGCACCGTCTGTTGCCGCACCAGGATACATAGATCTAAATACGTCTTTTGAGATTACCTCTGTAATCATGCACTTTTCAGCGTCAGAGCCATCGGGCATTACGCTGTTTGGGTCAAAGTAAACGGTGAAAGGGTTTGTAATCTGCTTAATGTAGATGTCTTGGTCAAACGAATCTTCGCTGATGTAATCGGTAACAATCCTCCAATAACCCCAGCCCATACGCACTTGAAAGTCATTTGCATTGTCATAAGCCTGGTCAGCATCCGATTGAACCTCAATATGCCTGAATATTCCCGAAATAATGTCTGCGACCTTTTTATCTGAATCGTTGTTCATCCCGTGGCATTTCATACGGGGTTTTTGTTGACGAATCTGATTAGTGATTTGCCTTACGTTGGGGTCAATCTTGTTGATTGTCAGGCAAGGTCTTGCTTCTAATGTACGACTGTTCTGTATCTCGACAGGCCATTGGTCTCCAGCGGCAAATTTAAGGTCTTCAAGCGCCTCTTGACGGTTGTTGGAATCAGCGTCTGAAGCAAGTCTTAAGTACTCTTGTGCTTCTGTTATACGCTCATCAAATTCTTCAGCTGTGTATGTACTTGCCATAATCATCCCATCCAACTTGTAGGTATTTGCATCGTTGCTTTTTGTCTAATAGGTTTTTTAGGTTCGTTTATCATCAGCCCAATATACCTAAAGGCATCAGCACCATGACTGTATTGATCGTGTAGAGGCGTTTTGCTAAACATTCCCGTCTCAGGGTCTACCTCATAGCGATAATGTCTGAGGCATTGTAACCCTTGATGCGTATTTTCTCTATCAAAATAACAATTTGGGAATATCGTACGTGCGGCATTGATTGAATCTACAACAGGCACTCTTGGCACTATACGGGTTTTGTAGCCTGAAGCTCGGACAATTTCTTCAATACTGCGACCATTTCCAGCCAACGTTTTGTTCTCAGCGTCATGAGGCAACCAAAGTGTGTCATATACATACCCAAATGTTTGTAATTGAGACAAATACCAACTAATGGTTTGTTGGCTGTTTTCTATGTACCGAATTATCCTTGTTTCCATTCCAATGAACTGAAGTAGCCATATAGCTGTTGCGTCGCTCCAACCCAAATCGAATATCGCATGGACGGGTTTGGTTGCATCGTAAGGTACACGGGTGATTCGTCCGTCCAATTCTGCCATTTGTAGCTCTTTAGCAAATATAGCCCCGTCAACTGTTTGGCGACAAACACCTTCCCAAACCGTGTTGTATGCCTCAAGGTCACGTGCTTTAAGTGCGTCCTTTTCAAGTTTTAGCACCTCTGGAAACCAAGGGTTGTCGCTCCAATTGATTTTTTGTACAACAGCTCCAGCTGGAGGAGCAATCACCCAGCGCTGATACGTTTCATCTGTCTCCAGCTCAGGGTTGAACGTTATCCATATTTCGCTGTTTTCTTTACGAATTGTCGGTATGAGTACGTTGTAGCTAAACTTTGAAACGCTTTGTGCCTCCTCCACCCAGCAAATGTCAATACCTTCATATGATTTTACGTTTGCAACGTTGTTTTTGAGACCTACAAATGCAAATTCCGTGCCATTCAGCCCTCTGATGCTGTTTTGGGTAATCTCATAGAACGATTCCATGTTCATAGCTATGATTTGATCGCTCAACAGCTTATGTACAGAATCTCGAATAGATGTTTGATATTCACGGGCGCAAAGTATTCTCAGCTGTTTCTTGTATCCTTTGATGAGAAGTGCCCTTGCTACGTTCCAAGACTTAGATGCGCCCCTACCACCCCAAAGTACCCTGTAACGTGCTTGAGGCGGATTAAATAAGCATTCCAGCTTTAACGGAAATTCAATTTTGGCAAGTGATCTGCCAATAGCGTCTTTGTCGTATTCGACTACTTCACTCATCTTTTGGCTTTACAAAGGTAATCTGAATGTCGAACGGTTCGCCATCAGCGCCTGTTACTTCGTTCTTGACTGTCTCAGACCAGCGCATTTGGGCTTTTGTCCACCAAATCATTGCTGTTGTATCCCCGCCCATTGCTTTGTTGTAAAGAGACCTGGCGATAGCGGCACTCGACTTAGCCTTGCCAATATCCAACTGTTGTCGGTAATGTTTGCGTAAGGTTTTATCGTCTATGCCAATAAGCGCCCCGATTTGTTCGTGAGGCAAACCAAGCCCAGCCGATATTTCGACTTGCTTTCTATCGTTGTCAGTAGGTACGTGAAGTGCGGGCATTTTTATTAAGGGGAAATAGTTACTTTTCGTCCCAGTAGTTGTTGAATGCTTTTAGAGGATAAAAAACAAGACTGTTTCGATATCCTCCCTCTTGAGTTGGCACAATCGGTGTGACTCCGTGTACGTTTCGCCATGCTGGGTAGACTAACATTGAATTGTCTCTGCTGTCAACTGTTGCCCCGTAATCTGGTACGGTTGTGTTTCCCCCACGTGCGTTTTTTTTCTTTGCGATGATTACGTTAACGCAACCCTCTAAATTACCCGCATCCCGATGAAATGGGGCTGGAATGTTAAAGTTTGAGATGCTTGACGTAAATAATCTGCCAAATCGGAACTTTGGTGGTACTTTTTCATTTATAACAGCGAGTTGAGCGTCATAGATGCTTGGTGTAATTTCCTTTATCAAGTCTTCAGATTCCTTACAAGCCAATAGCATTGCTTTGATGAAGGTTTGAGCCGATTTGATGTTGTGGACGCCTGAGATCATCGGATACGGGCGCTTCATATGCGGTTTAGGGGGGCAAGAACCGATAATGGTGCTGTATTGGTTTACTTCGTTTGCTGGGTTAGCCATCCCGCTAGAACGCCTCATTTCGGTTTTGGGTACTCTGTCGCTGAGTAGCTCTGCGTTTGCTACGTCCACCAGCTGTTTGAGCTTTCCCTTGATTTCTTTGATGTAAAAGCCTACGGGTTCACCGTCTGCGTAAAAAATGCTGTCTTCCGTGACATTTGGCTCGATATGACCACAAACATCCCCGATTTTGACGTTGTGTTCGATCTTTATAAGGTCTACACGCTTCATGCTATTTCCTTAAGATACTTTTTGTCGTAATTAGATTTTCTAAAATCCCACAATACGCTCCAATCTACGCCTTGAGGAATGTTTTGGCTCATTTTCTCAATTTCTTCCCTATTACGGTCTATGTAGTAGCCGACAAAACGCTTACCCAGCTTTGCCTTTTTGTAAGCGCATAAGGTTGTCTCGATCGCAAATAGGTTTTTGTGGTTGATAGGCATCTTTTCCACTTCGTCAATTATCTTCAATAGTCCCGTGTTTAGGTCTTGATAATCGTCTTTTGTTAACTTTTTGTCTACAACGTGCGTGAATAAGTCTTTTCGGTCTAATGCTAGTGCTAACCCGTTGCGACAGCTCTCAGCGTTCTTTAGATCAAGGTCAATCGGCATCATTTTGCAGTTAGTAAGCACCGATACCATTTCTAGGTAAATAAACATGGTGAACCGCCCAAAGGAAAACACCTCAGACATTGTTTCTAGCGCATTGACATAGGTAGCCTTGGGATCGTTGCGTTTGAACGCACTAAAGTGTTCCTCTTGATTTCTCCTCACAATTTGACGATATGAAATGAACGATTGAACAAACTGGTCGTTGCTTCGCACTCGTTGCCTGTCGGTTTGAAACAATAAGCGTGTTTTGTTTGCTTTCCACCATCTTTCAAGCCTGTCAATGTTTACAGTATTGTAGTCAGGAAATTCGTTGTATATGTAATAGACGGTTGGGGCGCAGTAACAAGTGCCGAATAGGAATGCTAACCAGTAGCGCTGTTCCATGTTTAGTTCAAATCTGTTGGCAACGTACTGTAAACAATCGTTTTGGGGATCAATATCTCCCGCTAGTGAGGATTGACGGTGATAACTGAGGTATTCAGTCAAGCCATCCATTTATAGACCTCATTAGCTGTCAGCGGTATCGGTCTAAGCAGACTTCTAATCATTATGTCGGCTGTTGACGCTACATACAAAGAATCGTGTTTGACAGCCCAATAAGCGGGTCTGTGTTCGTTTCTGAATGCCGTGATTTCATCGCCTTTGAGGAATAGACCAGCAAACGTTATGTTGTCGTCCAATAAGCGCATTCTGTCTTTAGATTGAAGCATAATCTCGCCATCGTTGTCGCTTTCCATTACGATGTTGTAATCTTTCTCCATTTCGGCTTTTGTTCTCATGTCAATCGTGCCGTTGAATGCCATGTATTCGTTTTTGAACTTAATCGGCTGATTGTTAGCGTGATCTTTGTAATCCCCGCTGGTGGAGTACCGACAATGTCCAATAAGCAAATTGGGCGCATCTATATGGCTGATAAGTGCTTTTAGGTTGTGTTCCTTGACCGCAGTAATGCCGTTTTTGTCTTTAGCCGCAAACCCGTATGCGTGTTTACCTCTAATTTTTGATTCAAGAAACAAACGTTTCAGCGTTTTGATCGCCTCATCACTAGGGTTTTTACTAACAAAGCCTATGATCGCACACATATTTTCTTAATTTGTTTGTACACATCATCAACAGACTGATTGTTGTCTATGATATGAACTTGAAAGTTGTATTCGTCTATCCACATTTTTAATTTGCGAATAAATGAATGATGAGTTTTGTATTTTTGAATGTTGTAGCTATTAGCGCCCCTTGCTAGTGTCCTTGCTTCAACTTCTTTGGGGAAAGTGTGCATAACTATGATATGAAGCTCTGTTGCTAGGGATAAACGCTTGAGCATTGGCTCGGTCTGAAAAATGCAACCGTGTATAAACATATCGGTTTTGCTTGTTTTTACCTCTTTCATCAGGGTTTGGACATTTGGGACAGCGTCCAAGCCTGGTTTGCCGCCTATAAAGTTGAAAATAGGGTGTTCTGCTTCTAGCTTGTTAGCTTGAGTTGTCTTACCGCATCCGTGATAGCCAACCAAGTAATAGCATTTCATGCCTTGTTTTTCTCTTTCCGCAGAAAATCCATAATCATGTAGCCAACATAAGCGTGTTGCTCACGCCAGTATTTCACCAGCTGTACTGCTTCATCGTAGTGGTCAGGCTCAAATTCAATTTGAATAGCCTTGCGTACCCCTTGCGCCATGTCATCCAGCTGTTTTTCGATATCTTCATCGTCCAAAACCGAATAATCAGGCTCATCTAGTTGAAGCTCTGACGGGTCAAATCCAAGCAATTCAATATTGAAGTCTTTGTCTTCCAACTCGCTAATTTCTAGCTTGAGCAATTCCATATCCCATCCAGCATTCATCGCAAAC